ATAATTGGCAACAGTCATAATGTAATCTTCTGCCAATGTAATTTTAGATTCAACCCATTCAGGCAAATCTGTTTTCTCACCAATCAAGTCCATCATTTCTTGTGCATTGTGCATGATGGTCTTTAATTGATTAACTGCCATATATGGATCAGAATATTCCGGATCTTTAGCTTCCGTAACTTCTTCTTTTGCACAGCTACCAGGTGAATATGGTTCTTTACCGGGTACTGGTTTATATCCAGTCCAGCATCTACCTTTTTCTCTAATTTGTTTAAATGTTTTCATATATTGTTTAGTATCTCTGCGACATCCATATCTATTTGTATTTCTGATGACCTGATATTCTTTCCGTTAATACCATATATCATCTCCGGCATCAAATTCAAATAACTTAAGAAAGTCTTAAGTATATCATAATCACGTTCATCTGTTTTATAGAATAATATTCTTGCCATATGTTCTGGTCCAAAAACATTATTCAATAAAATGATATGATTTAAAATCAGTCTTTCTTTCAATGACTTAGTAACTTTGTATCTACGAAATAATCTTTTAAGATACTTAGTACGCTTTATGTCACCTTCAAACTCCGATTGGATACAATGAGGTGACGTATAGCACTTAGCCGCATACATCATAAAGTTATCTTCATTCAAATCATCAAACATATTAAGAAATGGGGCCGAAGCCCCATGTATTATACTCCAGCGAAGTAAGTTAGAGAGTTACTTGTATTACCAGAGATTGTGTTAGAAGCTACTGGACTTGACAAAGCAACTAAAGTCTCAGTCTGAACACGACCAGCACGACCGCCAGTAAATGTTGTAACTTTATTCCAGCCTACATGAGACATACCAGAATTCAAGTTATAACTAGATGAGTTTGCAGTACCAGCAAACACAGCATTAGCTAAACGTGTTGGTGTTAACAATACTGTATCAGCATTATAGTGTGATAGATTTTCACCAGTCTGATATACGATTGCGGTATCAAATTCAGCAGTAAATGCAGTAGTTACACCACCAAACAAGTTGGTAGACAAAGTAATTGTGTTACCGCTTGTAGATAGAACTTGAGTATTTGATGCGAAGAAACCAGGAACACCGTTACCTGCTTGACCACCGTTACTTGCGGAAGTGCCTTGAGCCCAAAAGTAAACGTATTGACCAGCAACAACACCAATGTTTGCCACGTTATTTTGGCCACCATCATTGTAACTAACTTTAATTATGTTGTTACCTGCAGTATTACCAGCAAAAACTGGTAATTGTACAGTTTCCATTGTTTCACGTTCATAGTTGAACTTTGGTTTATCTTTGTGATTGTCAGTATTTGACCATGTTGACATTTTGTTTATCTCCTATTGATAAGGTGTTTATATGTTATTTATTGTTTCTGTCACCGTTAGGATCTGATTGTCCCGGACGTGGATTATTCAAATCTGGATCAATTTGTACTGTATCACGCTTTTGTCCAGTTAGTGTAGTTCCGCCAGTTAAAATGGCAGCTGCTTTGGTCTTTATGCCGTCAATATTTTTGGCTTGTTTACCTTTCTCAGCTGTTTGTAAAACTGGTTTTTTACCAAAAGTTGGATTCTGACCATACTTGTCATCTTTTTCAGAATCGTATGTGTCTTCAGCCACTTTTTTCTTATAAATGGCCTTGATTTTCTTAGCCATACTCTCTTTTTGTTGTTCTCTGTCTGGTTGTGAATCTGGTAGAGAGATTGGTACCCCTACTCCTTTGATTGCAGCCATAGCATCACCAACATCTTCAGGAATTGGTACTTGTAGATGTGGTTGATCCTTATGGTCATCATTCCACTTCTTCATCAATTCTTTTTGCTTGTCAGCAATACCTTGATAAACTTTATGACGTTTATTGGCATAATCCGACATCTTCTCAGAAGCAGATAACTTAGGTTTCTTAGCATCTGATAATACTGAACCGTTTACTGCCCAGCCTTCAGTCACATCCGATTCGGTTTCAATCTTATGTTCTCTCTTGCCAGCCATTGCCAAACCCTTTTTACGGCGGTCCAACATACGATTTACAATACCACTATACTCACCTTTGGTGTGTTTCTTTAGTTCTTTAGTCTGTGCCTGAGCCTTTTGTTTGTAATCACCTAAAGAGATTTCATCTAATTGGTCACCATCTAATTCCACAGAATCACCCATGTAACGACCTTGACCATAACCTCTTGATGTACCAAAATCAAATTCTTTTCTTCCTGGTGGACTGTATGGTTTTGGTTCACCATGTTTTGCGATATGTGCTGCCATTTTAGCATCACGTTCTTTTTTCTGCTGGTCGATAGAAGGTCTCATTCTTGCAGTAGGACTTATTTTTTTAGCCATACCTAAGATTGCATCTGCATCAATCTCATCTAAGTTTTCAACAGATTCAATTGTACCTCTCAATTGAGCACCAGAACCTTGTGGAGTTTTAGTTACTTTATGTTTAGGCAAATCTCTTTTGATTGCTTGTTTATGTTGATAATCGTCCAACTTTGAAGTAGTATCATCAACCGCTTCTTTACGCAAAGTGCCTGGAGGAGTAGGAATATTATAATGTGCTTTTGCTTTTTTTAAAATATCCAAACGCTTCTTGGTTGGAGATACGCTCAAATCAGTTTTATGGTCAACTCCAGTACCAGTATGGCGAGTTGTCAAATCTTCTCCTATATGATGTTGTTGCCATAATTTAAATTGATTAGATTTAGAATGAGCAACTTTAATATCTTTAGGAGTGTGTTTTGGATCAAATCCTCTAGACAACAAATATTTGTTTAGACTAGGTGATTCAGATATTTTGTTTTGAGCCGACCATTGGTCGTTTGGATCTGTACCACCAACCTTTTGTTCTGGTGGTGCAGATGTAGGTCTCTTAGCAATATCCAAAAGTTTTTTAGCTTTGGGTGTCATATTGTTCCTTAGTTGGCAATCTTGCCCAACATTTCATTTTTCAAACGGTTCATTGTTTTCTTTGCCAATTCCCTAGCATTCTTCAATGGTTTTGCTTCTGCTGTAACGAATGGATGGTCACCAACACCAGAACCTGCTTCAGGTCCTTTGAAGGCTTCATCAGTTTTCTTTAGAGCATCTTTCTTAACCATCTTTTTAACTAATGCTTTATCTTCAGCTTCGTCATCGTGTGTTGTTTCTTCACCAACAGTCAAAGCAACTTTATATGATTTAGATTTGTTGTGGTAATCAGCAGGCACTTTCATACGACCACGTAAACCGTCAACAGTCTTGGTGTTCATATCAGTTTCACCGTCAACTCTAACGTGTTTCTCATGTTCTCTATCAACTGCTTCTTTTTTCACTTTCTCATCATCTTTGTGTTCCATATCTTTCTTAGACCAGTTCTTAGTGTACATTGTACCCTTTTCGGTCTTCTTAGCAGAATGAGACTTTGGTGCAAAGATACTTGGCTTCTTATCAGTCTTGTAATCTGTAAATGCGTTTTCGTCCAACTCAGCTTCTTCTTTTTGAGTTTTCTTTTCTTCTGGTTTTGTTTTCTTCCATGAATATGGACCAGAACGCTCATAACCTGCGGCTTTGCGTTGTTGTGCTTCTTTTGCAGCAGCTTGGTAATCAAAACCAGGACGCATAGCTTCTTCTACACCTTCAACTTCTTCCTTTTTCAAGAATTTATCCTTTAACGTACCGCTTTTAATAGCTTTAGCATGAGCGTCACGAACAAACTGGTGTGCTTTGTCCTTATTATCAAATGTGTCGCTTTGTGCGTGTGCTGGTTTTGCTGCTGAATGAAAAGCGTGATACTTACCGTCTGGTTGTTTGGTGATGAGTCCGATTTCTTTTCCCGATTTAGGATGATTTACTGAATTTACAATCGGATGTGATAAATTACCTATATGTGTTTTGGACTCAGTTGTTGGTTGAATGTTCGCTTCATATACATATTCAACTTCTTCTTTCTTCATTGGTTTTTCACCAGTTTGTGGAACACCAACTTTCTTTTGTAGGTCTTTACGCATACCTTTATCGTCTGGATGACCAACTTTAGATAGAATCTTCTTAGCCACATCTTTAAGGCTTTCTGTTACTTCTACTTCTTCGTTTTTAGTTCCAGACATAACTTGCTTAACAAATGCTTTTCTTGGATTATTCTTATCGTTTAAACCATATTCTTTGTCAGCAGCTTTAGCAGCTCTTGCAACACCTTTAACACCATGTTTATTTCCAATGTGTGTTATTGTTTTAAGTGCTTTGGCATCATTATCTTTATCATCTCTACCCATTCTTGCCACATAGGCAGCAGTTGCTCTTTCTTTCGAAATTTCATCTAATTCTTCCATTTCTTCCGACATTGCTTTACTCAACATCTTTGTGCCTTTATCAGCCTTGTTGAAGTCTTTAGCAACGTCTTGTGGAATACCAACTTTCTTTGCGAATGATGGATTATGTGCAGCTGCAGCCATTGTACGTGCTTGCTTTGTAGAAACACTTTTTTCTAATAGACGCTCTTTAAATGTCATACTTTCTTTATGCATTTCTTTTTCGTGACCTTTAACTTCTTTCTTAGCAATATTCTTTGCTTTCATAGGAGTTACACAATTACCTTCTTCGTCCAATTCATATTCTTCTGTATGAGACTTAGCAGTAACTGGATATTTTTTACCTTGGAATTCAAATTGTGTTGCACCAGATTTTTTAGCAGCATGAGCAGCCATATGAAAACCTGTTTCATCTAACTCATCATCAGCTAACATTTTTTTCTTTGATTCTGTTGCCATAGCAATAGAAGACTTGCCTAATTCCGCCTTCTTATTATCTTTTTTCTTTAAGATAATACCTCTAAGTGTTTCTGGAGAAACTTCAGGTTCTTCTTCAATCATTACAACTTGTTTCTTTCCTACTGGTCTCTCGTAACCTGATACCAATAAATCTTTTACTGGTTTCATTTTACCTGTATGTGGATCAATATTGAAATCATAGATTTCTTCACTTAACATAGCTGGTTTTTTATTTTCTACGACCGGTTCTTCACCGATGACTGAATTAACAGCATCAATCATAGATTTAGATATTTTTGATTTTCCGAACATTATTTTGCTCCCTTTTTCTTATTAATTTTTATTCCGGCCAATTCCATTTTGTATTTTTTGTCGCCGTATGTGGACATATTTTCTTTATTGTCTACATTACCAGCTACGCCTCCAAGACCTGGATCACCGAGACCTGGATCATCTATCGCTTCTTTTGTAACTTGCTTTCTGAAAGCACTAAATTTCTTTGTTTCACCCAAACCCATCTGTAAACCAGAACGGTCACTAAATGTTGGACCTGGCCCATTACCCATCGTATTTCTTCCACCATGTGACGGATTACCAGAAGTTTTTCTTCTGCCGTTCTTATCTATGTTGTTGTCTTTGGAGAAGTTCGAGGTTTTTTGTTCTGGACTGATTTTGAGCGTGGGCTGCGCTTCTTCTTGAGCTGCGTAGGCTCCTGATCCTGCTCCACCTGCGATGGAGTAACCGTTGGGGTTTTTCCTCGGGAACGTGTCGCCTTTGATGGAGTCGGTTTGACCGAATCTGAGACCACCTCTTCGGTTGTCTGGGGTGGCATCGGCTGGTCCAGCGGCTTTGAAGGTGGGGTTGTATCTACCGTAGGTTTTAGCTTGAATAGACTTGCTATCTTTCTTAACATCATTCTTCTCTTTAAAAAGGTATTTGAACGTTTCATTTATATTTAACTTATTGTGGTTTTCTAACCAGGAGAAAGCAATATCATTATATTCCTTATCATCTAAGAAATCATTGATATTATGATAAGTTTCGGTAATCTGTTGTTCTATTTCTCTATATGTAGGACTATTATCGAAACTTAAAATATTTTTAAATTGTTCTTGGAAGGCTTTATGGATCTTTTGTGATTCTTCCCACTTATTCAAACGAATAGATTCGGAAATCATTCTATTCAACTTCTCATTTCTTTCCTTAGATACTTCATTTGTGGTATTAACAAACACCATCATTGTTTCGTATCCTAGTTCTTCCAATTCTTCCTTGATAGTCATAATACGGTCATGGTCATCGGCAGGACCGTTGATAATCAATGGTGAACGGTTACGAATTGCTTCTCTACGTAAGTCACCAGTTCTTTCAGACAATCTAACTTTATCTTGTAAGTAATCAAATGCTTGTGTAGTGTTTAACTCTACTGCTCTTGCTTCTGCAATTGCTTCACGGATAATTATATCTTTACCAGAACCAGGACCACCCGTCACGAAGATTGCTCTGAATTGACCACGGTCAACTTGTTCATGTAGACCCATACCTTTGCGAGTATCTTTCATCAATTCTTTTACATGAGCATCAGATACATGGTGTGGAACACCTTTTCTAAACTCGTGGAAGTCTTTATTCTTTGCGTGTTCTCTCATCTTGGTACCAGACATACCTTCTTCACCTTCGGCATCTGGATCTCTATGACCAGCGGAAACAACATTAATCTTTTTGAAGTTGTAATGGCCATGACGACCTTTTACACCATTATATTTGTGTAATAAGTCATGCATCTCTTTAACACGGTCGGAACCAGCAACTACTGTTAAGTGGTCATGTCCTGCAGCGTGTAATCTGGCAGCATGATGTAGAATTGTTGGCGTCTCTTTAGAAGATGCCTCAAAGTGTGTACCTGGAGAATATCTCTTTAGGTGTTTCACTTTCTGTTCTGCTGACAATGGATTCTTTTTAGAATCTTGTGAATGTGAAAGTACAACCGTATGTTTAGCCTTTTGCTTATTAGCAACTTCTCTAACCTTGTCAATCAATTTAAGATGACCGGTAGTAGGCGGATTCATACGACCAAAAGCCATAACAACTGGCTTTTTACCTTCGTCTTCTTCCTTTAAAACTTGTAGAAATGATTTCATGTTAATCGTGTACCATGTGTTCCGATTTATCTGTATAATGTACGTCTTTATGGTCTTCACTAGGTAAAACTACTGAACCTCTTGGAGAATGATTTGCTGGTCTTCCTCCTGCGTGTACAGAAATTCTAGCTACTGCCATTTTCTTACCAGTTTTCTTATGTGTACCATGTACTGTGACTGAACCACCACTTGTGTGTGGGTCTACGTGTAAACCATGGAAATGATCCAAATATTCGTCTACGTGTTTATGTAGGTCATATGTGTGGTGAGATTCATGTTCACCTGTCTTGGCATTTGTTTTTTGTCTCGATACAATATGCTTCAAATGTGTTTTTGGTGCTACTTCATGTTTAATAGTATCACGTAATTCATCGTGAGATTTTTTAGCAAGACCTTGTCTCAAACCATGTGCTACATTAGCATTCATTCTTTCAGAAGAATGTTTAATTTCTGCAGCTTTAGATTGGTCTTCTTTACTATTAGAATCTCTCAATTCTTTATACTTCTTATGTGAATCACCTTTACCTGCAGGTAGATTTGCTTTAACAACCTTCTCATGTTCAGCTGTATGTTTAGACAAATCGTGTCCAGCCATAGTACTCAAAGATTTAACGCCTGGATTAGAATAGTTTACATTTCCACTTCCTGTCTTAACAGAAATGGCAACTTTCTTTTCACTACGTGATTTTGCTGCGGCTTCAATTAAAACATTTAAGATTTCTTCATTTAATCTTTTGTGTGATTTACTTGTGGTAAGAATCAAGTCAGCACTATTATTTGGATCGTGGTGACCAGTCTCACTTTCATGGTCACTAGGTTGTGATGTCCATACAGTTCTTGTAACATCACCATGACCATATTTCTTCAAATGAGCTTTGATATGTTTGGCGGCATCAGCAGCAAGTTTTTGTGATTTCTTGTGTGCTACGGATTTTTGATAGTTTTCACCGTGCATTTTAGTAGCATGAATGTGATGCATCTCAGCTGGAGTTTTACCTTCAGCACGATAACTCGACATATGCTTGCCACCATTAAGGTGTTGGCCAACTTCCAATTCTCTTAGTTTACCTTTAGAATCGGCTGAAGCACCTGCACCACCAGCTTCAGCCAAATATTCTTCGTCTAATATCTGTTCTACGATAGTTTTCTTTTTGATTAAGCCGGCATTTTCTAGCCATATTTGTGTTTGTTTTGATATCATTTTCTTGCCTTTAACAAATTTGCTTTTGCGAATTCTTTACGGTTAACTAACTTATCTGGTGTTCCTTCGTGGTTAACAACGTAACCTTCAGGATCAGTAGGTTTACCATTTATATGATGTTCTAGTCCACCAGGATGCTGATTCAAAGTATTTACTAATACATCTTTAGCTTTTTGAATATGTTGGTGCATATCTAAAGCTGCTTTATAATGTTTCTTATTTGCATCAATATGATCCATGTGAATCTTTAATTCTGATGCTTTTTTACCTCTGGCAGCAGGTGTCTTTAACTTTTCTGTTGCTTTCTTATACTTATCAGCAATATGTTTCTTTAGACCTTCGGGTGTAGGTTTCTCATCTGTACGAACGGTATGATTTATATATGTGGCTAAGTGTCCACCATCACCACCGTGCATTTCGATAGCTTTATACATCTCTTTTCCACCAGCTTTGTGTATCTTTTCAGCCGCATCCATGTGTTTCTGAAATTCTTTCTGGTCTGGTTCGGAATAATGAACGTGTTTAGTATTCATTTCTGCTGATTTGTGCCATACATCTGGATGATGGCCAAAGTTATGATGGTCTGGATGTGGATCCGCCTTCATATTATTTAATGTATCACCGTGATATTGTTGGTGAACCACTACTCCCAACTTGGCTTTTTTAACTTTTTCAGCCTCATCACCTTTGGCAGTATATGAGATTGTGTTAGGAGTAAACTCAGCCTTACCACCCGGTTTATTCTTTACATCACCATGTGAGAACATTACATCGCCTTGGTATACACCATGTTTTGGTGCAACTTTCTTAAGGTGTGTTAATGATGATTGTAACTTATCTACTAGACCAGGAGCGTGTCCATGGTTCTTTTGAATATCTGCGGAAGTATAGTTAATCTTTGGATTCTTGTTGAAAGCAGACTTGGAAGCGACAAAGAACTTGCCAGTTTCTGGATGATGACCAAACACCAAAGATGGTGAACCGTCATACTTCATTGTTAGGTCTGAACTGTTACCGCCAGATTTAATATGATTATGTGCTTTGTTTAGTACGGCTTTGGCACGGTCAAAACCTTTAGTGCCAGACATTAATGGTCGGTCTTCAGGATGAGTGATGTGCTTTAACTTGCCATCTCCCTCATCTTCTTCTTTAAGAAATTGTAAAAATGCACCCATTGATTTTTAGCCTTAGAATTGCAACACACTTTGGTTGCCGTGATATATTTATACAACTTTTGCCGTCTGGTGCTCAAACTTTTAAATTATCGTATTAGATATATAGAGACTTTTAGATATAGAACAAGTTCGGACGGTCAAACATACAATCCGGTTTGGCATTATCGTGCCTCAATTCCAAATGTATTGTCTTCTTTAGACCTTCAGCAATTACAAGTGGCATACTTTGATTCATCACACAAAGTTCAGCCTGTTTAATAATTGTTGCCATTTCCAACGCATTATTTACTGGTTTATAGGCAATATTGCATTGGTATTCTTCCATGAATCTTTTCCACTCAGTATCCAAACCGACAAAATAAGAAGTTCGTTGTAAATTTCTTTTTACCAATTCGTCATAGAAAGGATTGTGTATTGGTCTACTACCATGTAAACCTCTTTCTACCCTACTGATTATAACAGAAGATTTGTATTGTGGCAAATCTGGTACAGTTAACCAAGGTTCATATTGAAAATGCCTAGGCAATTCTCTACCAAAAACCACAAAATAACTCTCGGCCAAGGATCTTTGGTGTGAAGTATTCATTATCTCACGGAAACGATCCAGGTCGTAATCAACTGGTTCTCCGTTATACTTTACAACCTCAGTAATATATGGCTGACATTCTAATAGTGGTCTAAGAAACTGTAAACCTTCTTCATCTAGGTATTCACCGATTTGTAGGTAAAGTTTACCTCCACCCATATCCTTAATGAATGGTAAAGACCAGATAATATCACCTAGTTTACCTCGATGTTTGAATGTGGTCATACGTCTATTTTAGTCCAAGGACCTTCAAAATTTAACCAATAACTGTTTATTTGACCTTTACCTCTTAAGGCATAGAATGGTAGAGTATGTACTAGACCTCTACTTGATGACCAGTATACCAGATTTGGTGGAGACCTATACAATGCCCATGCAAAATGGGATGTACCAGTATCACCACCAACATATGTGTCAGCAGTAAGAATGTGGTCTATATTTGTCATAAAGTCGGTAGAAATCTCCCAACCATTAACAGTTATCTTAATATTAGGTGTTATACAAATAATTTTACGGTAATCTTTGTATTTTTCACCACCATATTCATTGACAATTTGTTGAAATGCTTCCTGTGGCCAATTACGCCAAGCATTATATGGAGCATCTAATACGGGAAAGATAACAACTTTCTTTTCTACTGGTTTATAATTCTCTATCTTTACCAAGTCACCGGAGATATCTCTAAAGTCCCAGACGTTACAATGTTTCCAATCTAAAAACTTATCGCCTGGAGTAAGTGAGAACCAATCAGTATTCTCTGTCAACCAAGAAAAGAATTGTTGAACATAACTGGCTTCACTTAAGGTGTCTGGCTTCATATAGAATTTTAATTCAGGATTTTTATCTCTGATTCTCAAATATTCCAATACATTACCAACAGCGACCAAGTCACCATTTCTTAGTGTGTCTCCAAATAAACCTTTAACAATATTAAGTATCATAGTCGTAAATCGTCAGAATGTACCAGTTTTGATTTTCTATTGCCATAGAAGTGTTTCTTAAAAACAGAATCTATGTTCTTACCATTATCCCAATTAATATCTTTACCATTTCTGAATTCTGGATTCCAATCTTCAGACTTCCAAACAATCCATTGTTCCTTATTCAACAAGTCTCCTAATACGGATATACCCGTTAAATTGGTGATGAACGGCTTAGGTGATTCGGCAATGAAGTAACAATTCTCCAACAAGTCTCTACTATAGTCAATAAAGATACAGTCATTCATATGTGACAATACTTTAGTGGCTCGTCTAGTGTCAATGTTACCAACATCCCATCTATCGCCAACATAATATTTGTTTTGGTCAACAATTTTATTCAAATCAGGATAACGAATCTTAAAGTCATCTTGTACTTCAAAATTGAAACCCCTATCTTTCATCCAATTCTCGTATCTACAGGTTTCGATTGGACGATTAGGATCATTTTGGTCTTCTCTAGTCCAAGAACTAATCTCGGTTACACCACTAAAGAACACCTCATCATCAAAATTAACATCTTTGAATATGCCTTGGTATGATAAGAATTCTTTCATACCTCTAAATTTTCTCATCTCACTTCTGATAATCAGACTAACATCACCATAAGCTGTAGATAGACCTGCCAATACAGGCATAGCATTTAAAAAGTCACCAAGATTTGCGGTAGACTTAAGATATAGATTCATTATATTCCTTAAAAATAATAAACCAGTCATCTTTTGATACTGGGTGTATTTCAAACAATTCAGGATTACTTAATGTTGACATCAATAGTAATGTTTGGTCATCATCAATCAAATCATTTTCCAATAGTTGGTTAGTATGAGCCATAACCATTTTTTCTAATTTAGGCCATAATGATTTGTGTGCTACAATATGTGGACCAGTAATATGAACATCATTATTAGCAATAATATCATTGATATATGTACCTTCGATAAAATCTTTGATACTGAATACATGAATCTTATCTTCACTAAAAGGATATTGCCAATGAGTAACACCGTTCAATGTAGATTCATCTCTACAATAACCAAAGTCTAACCAGGCAACCAAATCAGTATTGATATCACCAGCCGCAATTGCCAATGTAATGAATGACGATTTTAATAGATTCACCATCACATAATTAGCGTTCCAGTATTCAGGATTCTTAACCTGAGACGGATTAATCATCTGTTGATACTTGGACAGCAGTTGAACTCCCATAATTTTTTCTCTCAAATTCGGAGTCAATGATGAAAATTCTTTTGCTATAACTTTTGTTGGTTTATCTCCTCGTAGGGACTTCACTCGGTCAACTAAATCGGGAGAAGTAAAGACTACCATATCATTATCAAGTTTAGCCATATGACCAAATCTCTCAAAGTATGTATCGGTAGTTCTTTGGAGATAATGTGGAAGACCTTTATCTGGTGTCCAATCTCCACGACCAATATCATAGAAGGCCGTTACAATAGTAATATCACTCATATTTTTTTGCCACCACAGTTAAAATATTCGGTAAGTAGTTTACTGGTTTACGAATTGCATCTTCAGCATTACTTACATGAATTGTTTGGAAACCAGCATCATCCAATAAATTGACTAAACCAATGTAATCAAAATGATGGAAGTGTTCATTTGGTTTACGATGTTTCCATGTCTCAAAATAACCTGGTCCCATAACACCATGACACCAAGGTAATGACACCACGATATGTTTTGTTTTTAGGGATTTTAGAAAAGGAACCAAATCAGCTTCAGGCCTATGTTCTAAAGAATCAAAGAATGTGATTACATCAACTTCAACATCGGAAGGACTTTCAACAAATTTAATTCCTTCTGGTAATGGATAATTTGATATATCATTACCATAACAGGTCACAAAACGATTAAAACAATACTGTAAAAAGTTGGCATCACCGTAACCAACATCTAAAACAGATTTAAATGGACCAACATGGTCTGACAATATATTATATCTAAGTTTGGACATTGAATCATCCATCTTAGTATAATATTGCATATACTTCTCATCATATTTCATCATGTCACCAGTCAATTCAATCTGGTGCCAATGGCCATCTCTTATTCGTTCGTAATTTTCAATCATAATAATTCTTAAAGTTGTTTACATATTCTGCATCAGCAGGTACTTTACTTAGGTCAAACATCTGGCGGGGATGTATGTTAAATAATTTTGGATTTGGTGTATAATCGTATCCCATTGCTTGGAATAGATATGTCATAAAACAATCAATCCAACCGGCTGTAGGATAATATTTGAATATCTCGTCTAATTTTGTTTCTACAAAATAAACCATAGCAAAATATTCATCAATAAAAGTTGCTCTATGGAATATTGTGCCGCCACACGAACCATACTTTTTAAAATTAGGTTCTTTACCAGTCCAGTATTCAAGTAGGTCTACAAATTCTTGGGGGTAGTCATTACCATCTATTGTGTTGTAACCCATCACAATAGTTCCTACGGGTATAGTGATTGGTTTTAATATCACATTATCTTCTTCAATCATCATCACATATTCTTCGGTGCATCTCAGGCAACCAATATACATTCTCTTTAAGAATTCTAATATTTGTGCTTTTTGATAACCGTATGGTTGAACGGGATAACCATTCTGCAATTGAGAATATAGAATCTCTGTATTGTATTTGGTTGCCAAAGGTAAGTAATCGGCACCCTTGTCCACCAAAACAATATAGTTACTGTCCGGATAATGTTGACGGACATTCTGCATAACAAACTCAGCAGACCTCAATTGATTTGAGGCTGAATGTATAAATCCTAAACTCATTACTTTCTCACTATAAACATTACATTATCAGGATACTCAACTAAGTGTCTCGTATCAACTATCTCATATGTATAACCTTCTGGAACAAGGGTTTTGAATTTTTCTGTTGAAGCAATGTCTTGGATATCTTCAATCACCATTACACCACCATCATTCAATCTTGGTATATAAATCTCCAAGAATTTCATTTGACTTTCTTCACTATGTGGACCATCATCAATCATAATATCAAACTTCGACAAGAAATTGGCAAAGTTGACCGAGTAAGCATCATTGATAATAACTTTGGTTCTCTTAAGTTGTTCTGCAATTTGCATAGCACCAAAGTTTGTAACATCAACACCAACAATTTCGGTTTGTTCATGGGTAAAATAGTTCTCCCATAAGATTAAAGAACCTCCACGGAATAAACCAATTTCTAATAGTTTAATTGGTTCGTCTCTATACTTTTCAAATTCTTTATCATAGAATGTGCTACAATACTTATGTACTTCTTTATCTGTTCCATGTGTCAGGTTGGTTCTATTGTCTAAAGCCAATTCATCAATAATTTCAACTAGGGTTTTCATTTAAGTCCTTATAGTAATATATTCATCAGATTTTCGTTGGCCATATTTTTCTTCAACGAACTTCTTCCATTCCGGTACACGGTCATATTGGTGTACAATACAATACATTTCACGGTCAGCAGTCCATACAACACCATTATCAAATATAGGTTCATCTTCTAATAGGTTTGGTCTGAATTGTTCAATCTTAGATGGATCGACCATTGTACCTGCTTGACAAGCCCATGCGTGTCTATTCCATGCAAAGAACACCACATCAAAATATGGTTGTGTATTGATTAGTACATTGAATACTGCTTGGTCACAAATTGCAATTGGTCTATTAATCGCATTGGTGAAAATGTTGAACACTAAGTCTTTTACATACTCAGCACTTCCACCAAGAACACCAACATTATATATTTCTTTATCCTTAAACAACTCATGTACATATGGACCATAAGCTTGCATTAAGTTTTCATTACCCCAAGGTTCATCTTTGTATTTCAAACCTTCCGATCCACAAACTAATTTATGACTGGACATAAATGTATTACCGATGAATTGGTTTTCCATCCATGTAAATGGTGAATACTGGAAGAATACATCTTTTACGTCTGTAGTTACCACATAACGATAATCTTCCCAATTATCTTTTAGGAAATTATAGATTGATAGGAATCTTAATACGTGGATTGGAATTTGAGCCTGTGGCATATCAACAATCCTAAAATTGTTTGCAACCAACCAGTCTCTTGTTTCTTGTGTGGCATTACCAACACACATCACCTTGTCTGCCTCAGGCATACATTCATTGACTGAAAGTACCCAAGGTTTTAATTCATTGATGCCGTAGTTCGTACAGCCGCCTATTACAAGGTCTTTTTTCTCCATGGGTAAACTCCATTATATTTTTTAAACATCACTTCATTACCGTGTTCAAAGAATTCTTTTGTTACTGAACCTTTGTTGCCATCAAGGCGGTAATGAACACTATATTCATTTGAACAATCAAATTTTGGGAAGTATTGAGATATTGCACCTAAGAATACTCTGTCTTGTCCCCAACCTCCATGCCACACTTGTGCTAATTGTATCGCAGTTTTAGTCTTAAGGCAATAACAATTTGTATCTATGTGGTTAATTCCATGGTATGTTTGCCATTTACCTAAAGATTCACAATCATCAAAGGTTTGAAAGGCGCCATATTTGTCATGTATTTGTCTTAAGGAATAACACCAATCTAAGTCTCTACGCTGAATGGTGTCTACACAGTACTCAACGTGTTTATCGTAAAACCAGTTGTCCTGGTCAAGATATAGCACATAATCGGTGTTCACTAGATGTGTGAAGGCTGCATATACTCTATGGCCATAGAAACCTTTGGCACCAACATTGATTGGTAGGTAACAATCTTTTACTTCAGGATAATCATCTAAGATTAATTTAACTTTGCTTCTATATTCCTCACCATCACAAACCACATAACAAGTGGTATCTTTATATGATTGTTTTAATACAGATTCAATAGCATCTCTCAACGTACTGGCACCAGTCGTTGGTATAATCACCGTTGCGCTCATATTATCCTCTAGTCAGTTCTAATATTCTTTTCATTTCCTTCTCAAGTATATCTTTACGATTTGGCCAGTAAATATATTCTTGTTCGGATGTACTATGTAGTTTCTGTAGGAAAGGTATGATTATCTTTTCTAGTTTCAATAATCTATCTTTGTATTGTTCGGCTGTCAAAGAAGATGCATCAGAAATTCTTGCATTGTATTCTTCTTCGGAAACAGCAGAAAAACCAAAATCATTTTCGGTTACTTTATACTCATCAAGTATTTTTTGGAAGTCTGTTAGTGCCATATTATGCTAAGAAAGGATTTTTCTTTTTGGTTTTAGGTGATATAGAAAAGTCACTATCAGGCATCTTCTTTATTTTCAATTCAGCTTGAACTTCATAAAATTCAGACCTAGTAGCAACACGTACTTTAAAATCTCCAATACCTTTCAATAGAGGTATCTTCATATCTAGTTTTAATGGATTTTTATTTGATATTCGATAAAAATCATCACCTGCTTGCATATAATAAGCAGGTTCTTTTTTACCTTCGGTGTAATGTTCTGTTACTAACTTACCCATATCATAATTTTCTTCATTTGCAATATATCTATTGATACCTGGTTGGTCAAAATATTGTTTCATAATATTAAGTGGTACAGCACCAGGTTCTTTTAGTCCACCTTTTGTTGTTGGTATCTTTATATCTTTTTTAGGAATACCAGTAAACTTTGAGATACTATCAATAAACTTTTTAGCTTCAGGTGATTTGTTTAAGATTTCAATAGCGGCTTTAGCGGCTGGTGTCTTATATGTTGTCTGCCATTTTCCACCATCATAGAAAACTCTTGGATTAGATAAATTGTCGGAGTGTGACATCTTAACTTCAACCCATTCTTTGACTGGTTTGTTATTATATTTTGATATCAATACATCCGAATATTCAACACTAACGGAAGGTCGAGTTGCTTTTACGCCAGGAATCTTATCAATTTCCTTGGCAACATCAATTTCAAATTTATCTGAAGCTGTACTCATTTTTACCTAATGATTTGTATTTCTTTACCTGATGTCCAAACTTCTAGTTCGGTTCTTAGTCTACCCTCTGTCTTAAGGGTTTCGTATCTATTTATTGCCTTGTTCTTCCACCATTTGATAATGTTTTCTAGTTCATGCTTTTCATAGTTCTCACCTGGTATTAGTTTATCGGTCTTACAGGCCATGTAATCAACCATGTTACTATAACCATAATCGGATGTGTAATATCTTTTCTTCTCGGTCAAGTTTTTAGCATTTTCAATTGTAGTGTTAAAATCATCACCTTCTTTGGTACCTTTCAAAGCGGCTTTAGTCATAGCAATAATCTTAGTAAAAGACCTTAGTTTTCTACTGGTTGTGGATGTATCACCTTGTAACAAATCACCAACTCGGCTTTCAACATAATCTTTCAGAGTATTATATCTTTCACCGTGCATCATTGGCACCATATCCGATTCTGTTAGACCTCTGAAACGAATAAATGGTTTCATACCATCATATTGAGATACGGTCTTAGCCGTACCATATAAACTGGTGGTTTCAAATAAACAAATATTGGCACCATATTTCTTATTGACAATTTCACGGACTGTATGTGAAGTACAAATACCAGAAAGCAATTTACCACCAAGATAATTAAAACCAAACGGTTGTGCCGGTACAATAACAAAACCCATTATAGTAGATTCATTGAATCGTTTGGCCGTATCAGGATTCTGAATCCAAACCTGTCCAAGCAATTCGTTTCTTGGTTTCATATAGATTACTGGTGAACCGAGACGGATGAATCCTAGAATCTTTTGAGTATTCTTTTCTCTAACAGCCAATTGAATATTCTTACCAACAGGAGATTTGTTAACGTGTGATGATGTTATGGCTAACAAAGTTTCCCAGGTATCATTAGGTATCTCACAAACTTCAATGTCCATATCATTTGGGTGCATAGAGAAATCGGAGAATAAATCATCTTCGGGAGGAAACAATGAAAAAGGAATATCTTTGACTGCTTTCAACTTCTCCTCTCTCATATATTCTTCAATATCACCGATATCGGCAAAATATTCATGGAAGGCATTAGCACAATAAAGTGCTTCTTCTCTAGTTAGTTTCATACTTTAAATCCATCAAAATTCTTTTTAGGTTTCTGTGAAGGTTGGCCTGCATCGGCTAGTCCATCTTGTCCTGTTTGTTCAACATCATAAAGTCTCATTTTTGCACGGTCAATACCGATAACGAATCTTTTATGGGTGGTTGGATCAGAATATCTATTCTTCAATTGTTTGACCATCAGTTGGCCAAGTTCTTCTAGTTCTTCACTTGTAATCAAAGCAAACATCAAGTCGGCTGTAGCTGGCAAACCAAAAGACTCACTCGTGTCTTCGAGTCCTGGATCTGAACTACCATATCCTGACCGTGTTGTTTGTGTAGCAGAAACAATTGGTACTCCGAATTCAACGGCAAGACCTCGCAATTCTTCTGCAATGGATTTGACGTAGGTGTAGGAGTTGACATTGGCTCCGGCCTTGATACGAGAACTACAGCAAATATTGAGATAGTCAATGAAAATAATATCAGGTGTAAACGACCTTTTGAGATTGAGCTCATTTAATAATGTCCTAAAGTGAGTTGCAGAAGCCGAGGCAGTTGGATATTCTTTGATAATCAATTTGCCAGTTGTCTTCTCTTTCATCTTGGCAATCTTCTTGTCATACATATCTTTTGGTAAAGAATTCAAATCATCAACGGTCACATTTAATAGGTTCGCATCTATTCTTTCCGCAATACGTTCTTCAGCCATTTCCATAGTGATGTAAAGAACATTTCTACCCAACGACATAGCTCCAGCGGCACAATGACACATAAAAAGGGACTTACCAACACCGGTACCAGCAAGAGCGATATTAAGAGTTTTGGAAGGAAGACCACCTTTTGTAATCTTGTTAAAGAAGTCCAAGTCAAAAGGAATTCTTTCTTCATGTCTGTGGTAGAATTCATATCGTTCATCACTATTTTCTAAGTAATCATGGCCAACAGAACTATCGAATGTTACCGCCAAAGCGTCCGATAATATCTTGGGAATCTGACCCTTATCGTGGGTTTTATCCTTACCGTCCAAAATGCTAATAGAGCCCAGTACTGCATTGTAGATTGCCCTCTCTTGACAAAAGGCTTCCGACTTTTCAATAAGCCATTGAATCTTGGATTCTTCTCCCTTAGCCAATGCAATCTCTTGTAAATAAGATTCGGACTTTTCCACTTCGTCATCTGAAAGATTTCGCCTTTCTTTGACGGCCAATCCAATTGCTTCAATCGTTGGTGTAGTGTTATATCTCGAAACAAATTCAGAGATTTCGGTGAATAACATCCTTTCAGTTTTGTCGGTGAAGTATTCATCTTTAATGAAGGGGAGAACCTTGCGTAAATAGTCTTCATTGTAAATTAGGTTCTTTAATATCGTCTGTTCCAGTTTCATCAATTATTTCCTCGTCACTATCAGCCATAAGTTCTAAGAGGAGTTCAAACAAATATTTTGTAAACTCCTCATCTTTTTGAAGTTTCTTAGGCTTCATCACTGGAGATTGTATCACATCAAAAGCAAAATGTAAATGGGGCCCGTCATTATGTTCCAGGAGTTTCACTTTGCCATATTTAAATACCGTATCTTTATATTTACCTGTAATCAATTTGATGTGCGTTTCGGTTTTACTTCCTTCAGGAAATATAAACTCATAATCTATTCCTTCAATCATCTTGTTTCTCTTGCCAATTGTTTGTAACCAGCCCAACTAGGATGTACACCATCAGGCTGTAATTGTGTTATTGGTAGAACTGTGTCACCATGTTCTTCAGCAATCTCTTTTACGATTTGTTGGATGTTAGGTTTGATTGCCGGTAGAATCCAAAACACTCTACTACTTTTGACCTTATCTCGTATGATTTCCAGTTCTTTCCTAGTCTTAACACCTTTGTGGTCGTTAGAACCAAGGCTAATGATAACTGTATTGGCAGTCAAATCATTTTGAAGATAGTCTTTCTTCCATTGCCAAGAATTCCAACCACCTTTAGCGTATGCAACACATTCGGGTCGGAACATTTGGGTTCCGACCGCAATGCTATCACCTAAAACCATACAATCAATCATTATACACCATTACTTGTTTCAATTTCAAAAGCCTCATCAATATCACCTTGCATGATATTACCAGAAGCAATACGGTATTTGTGTTCGATATGGTCTTGGAAAGATTTCTTCTTAAGAATTGGCATCCAGAATTCTTTGGTATCAGTTTCTTTGATACGGTATTTCTTTTCTTCAACAACACCATCATCATCAGTACGTGAGTACCAACCATTGGCAGGTTTAACTACATGACCTGAATCCAACGCAATATCAAGAAGACCAGACCACTTGCTAATGCCTCCATCAAAAGAAACAGTAACAGGTATTTTAGATTTCTCTTTGACATAACGACTCTTTTCTACATTGATAATGAAATTGTAACCAACAACTTCAGTACCTTCTTTCTCTTGTTGTCTACCGAGAATAAAGATATTGTCGGCAGAGTAATATGAACCTGTGCCACCACCAACAATATCTTTAGGGAACATACCAATCTCTTTGTATGTGTGGTTGACAACAATCATTGGTATATCTTTCATTGTAAGGTGGGGTGTTACCATTCTAAACAATGATTTGACTTGTTTGGCTCTCGACATATCAGCCACAGATTTGCCTTCTAGTGCATCATCAACTTCTTTCTTAGATGCCAAGTTACCGATTGAATCAATGATAATGATTAATTTATCTTTACGATCCAACTGTGTTAACTGTTGCATCACATCAAACTTTAACTGTTCAATGTCAGTAAGTGGTGTATGTAGAACACGGTTAGTGTCAATGCCAAACGAATCAAAGTAAGACTGAGGAGTTCCAAACTCGCTGTCATAGAATAAGAGAGCCGCATCTTCATATTTGTCCAAGTAAGATTTTGCCATCAAAAGTGAAAAAGCAGTCTTAAAGTGTTTTGATGGACCTGCCCACATTGTAAGACCTGGTGTAAGACCACCATCTAATTTACCAGACAATGCCACATTGATGATTGGAATTGCCGTTGGTATCATGTCCTTCTCGGTGAAGAACTTTGATTTGGATAGAATAGCAGATTCTTTGATGCTACTATTCTTTTTAATTTTATCTAATATACTCATTGTTTATCCTTTGGTTTAAATGCAAATGGTTCATCATAATCATATGTAGTTGCAGCTACTCCTGGTGCAATAGTTGCTATGTTATCTTTTGGCACTTCTATTGTTGTCTTCCATTGTGGTGGTTCTGCAACGTTAGGTGTAATGAAAACTGGAATATCAGGTGTGTCGGCTATAGGTGTAGACTTTACTGCCGGTTCGGCTTTCTTTGTTTCTACTTCTCGGTGTAAAGAATAGTTAGCTGCTATCAATAACAATACTGCCAATGGATCAAACACAGATACAATCATTATAATCAATAATCGAACTGCCTTATCAATAATACTTCTATCGTCCGAACCGTAGATTAGTTCCGCCACGTATTTGATTGGGCCAAAATCGGATTCAGCTTTCCGCAATTGATTAGAATACGGAGCCTTTTCTTCATTAAGTTGGTTGAGATGCTTCTGCGATGACTCGATATTCGAAGCCAACTCATTACGTTCTTTCGATTGGGTTTTGCGTATTCTATACGAATTCTCCGCTCCCCTTTCCGAGTCTGAACGGCCCATGATTTGGTCAACTGTATCATCAAGCTGTTTGATATTCTTACGATATTCATTTATATTGTCCTTCTCAATTCTAATCTTCTCATCAATTAATGCCACCTTATCGACAATAGGTCCTACATCAGCAGAATGTTCCAAATGAGCCTTTGATAAGAAACCAAAGATACCCATTGAAGTGAACATCATCAACACAACAACACCACAAATGAAAGGATATTTCAAAGTGTGTGGTGCATTGTCCCAATTACGATACGTCCATGATATAGTTACTACTTTAGCAACCTCAATAATGGAGAACATAAGAATAATAGGCCAGTAAGCACCAGGGAAAATTGATGCCATACCGACCACAGAGAAGTATGCTGATACGGCAGACAATGCTAGTGCCGTTAAGAATGTCAAAAATATCATGTAAAGAAGTCCTCTAGTGAGCTTACCTGTTCTGTTTTCCAACCCATACAATCAAGAATAACTTTGATGGGTTCCAAAAACGATTTCTCATATTGTAACTCAAAGTCTATACAGTTGTCAAGCCCAAACTCAGTCGGTAATCTACCAGGGAAAGATATGACGGTATCCTGGAAATGATTTGGTGTTTTAAGATAGGTAAATTTAATCTTTTCACCGGATTGTATCATAGGATACTTCTTCTCCAGGTTTCTATCTTTTAATGCCTTATTATATAACAAAGCACCTTTCACATGGATTGGTGTACCTTTCTTATACAAGGTTGTAGGATCCGAGTACTCTCTAAGACCATTCACACCTCTAGGAAAAGATATATCTTCTGGTGGTAATTTACTGAACTCGGCCTTGAACTTTGCCAAATAATCCTGTACATCTTGTTCTGTACCAGATACCATCAACTTGATTACCTCTTTCATCTTCTCACGCACAATAGATGGAGTGGAAGATTTAATCATTTCAAGACCCATAACTTTCAGGTCAGGTTCGGCATACTGAACACCTTCATTGTTATATACGTTTAGAATATAACGTTTCTTGGCAGTCCAAATACCTTTGTCTGAAAGACCTTCTCGTTTCATCTGCATCTTTTGTGCATAAGCATGGACATAATCAGCCAACTCTTTATAACAGTTGTCAATGTATGGTTGAATCTTATCTTCACAGACACGGTCCATGAATTCAATTACCTTTTGTTTCGGCAAATTAACGACACCATCAACACCATAAACTTTATTCACCAAGTCACCAAGACGGAGATAAATTGAATCTGTATCAGAAGCAATCACATAGTCCGTATCGGTAGACAATAGTTTGTTCATGTAGGCATTTATCTTTGATTCAATCCAACGAATTGAGAGTTGACCTGCCGTAGTAACTCCAAGTGCCATGCGTAAGTCATAGAACCTAAAATACTGGCTTCCCAAAGCACCGTAAGCGGAGTTGAGAGAGACCTTTTTGGCCAATTGTAAATTATTGTACTTAGCGATTCGTTTCTCGATTGCGTATCGTTTTGAGACATCTTTCTCGTTCTCCAATTCTTGTTTAGCTTCAAGATATAATTTCTTAAACTTCTTTCTATCTACATACATTTCTTCCAACATCTTAGGAAAGAAACCCATAACATCAGTACGAAAGAATTGACCGTTTGGTGTCATCGTAACACCTTCCAGTTTAGACATATCAATCTTCTTCAGTAACATCTTCTCGACATTTGGTGCCTGTGATATTACATCTCTCATTTCATCTGTGTAATCACCAGGTTCAATCAAAGTCTCAGGAGAGATATTGTATTGCATCATCAAGTGTGGATACAAAGAGTTCAAGTCAAATGAGGCAACCCAATTGTGTAGACCAACTTGTGGATCTTTAACATAGGCACCTTCAAACGCTTCTGTCTTCTCTCTTACAACTCTTGGTGGTACAATGATATTCTTTTCCAACAGGTAAGAATATGTCATAGCATCCCACATTCTAGTCTGAGCAAACACATCATCCATATTGGACTTTGTATCATAAGCCAGAGTTACCGCCATCTCAACTAACTTAAGTTTATCTTCCAATCTCAAAACCAACTGTACGTCTTTGATATTATATTCAATAAACTTTTGGTGGTTCAAACGATACAAGGCGTGTAAGTTATCATACTCATCATAGGACAATTTACGTTCACCGAGTTCTACGTTTGCAATAGCATCCAACTTGTATGATTCTTGTGACTTACCGCCAGGAGCATACCATTTGTATAATTCGATATAGTCTAAACAGGCTATACCTGTCATCAAATAATGGATCATTTGTTTACCCATATTGATAACTTTACGTTCTGGTAGATATTGCCACGGAGATAACTTCTTGGTTTCATTCTCACCAAGAATACGCCTGAAACGATTGACGATGTATGGTATATCAAAGAACTCTGTGTTCCAACCAGTTAACACATCAGGATAATTGGCCTGCCAGAATGATAAGAATTCTCTACACAAAGTCCATTCATCCCGGCATTTGTGGTATTTCTCATCACCTTGTACTTCGTAGTCACCACAACCCCAAACGTGTGTTTCACCGTTTAAGAATGTGAGACAGATGGCTGTGATTGGTTCATTTGCTTCGTATGGATCAGGGAAACCATTCTCAGAACCAACCTCAATATCTATAAAGGCTACTGAGATTTTATCATAGTCATAGTCAACCATGCCTTGATGGTGTTCAGCAATATAAGCATACTCAAAACGATTCTGTCCATACACCAGGGACCCGCCTACGTCTTCAAACTTCTTAAGATACTCTCTTGCTTCGTAGATAGAATCAAAGCGTTTCTGGTTAAGATATTCGCCTTTAAGATTTTTGAATTGTGTTGGCTTGTTTGATGGTAGATAGAGGCACGGCTCGTAGTCTAGTTTGGCCTGTACTCTCTTACCGTTTTTGATACCACGATAGAGAATATGGCCGCCAACTGATTGAACATTGGTGTAAAATGTTGACATTAACCTGTAATAATTTGTTTTGGAGTTGGAAGAACGATACCAGAACCAAAGATTTGATTGTAGTTATTAATGAAATCTTCTGCTGGAATATAAGAGTATACTACACTTGTTAGCGGTATGGCAATCTTAGCGTCTTTGGTTTGTGGTGCGTGTAGTGGAAATGGTGCTAATCCTACGTTAGGACTACCATTTTGACCCCGTACAATTGAGATGGCCACAGGATTGGTAATATACCATTCACCTAGTGCAATTTCTGCATCTCCTAATACTTCTTCACCCGTAATTAACTTCAATACTTTAACGGTCATAATAACTCCAATAGATAAATAATATATTAGTATATATGATTTCGTCTGAACTGTCAAGCGGTTCCTGTTAATTTTACCATCATTTTATTATAGGTGAATTCAACAAAGGTCATATAGAACCGTGGATCCGATTACGCTATTCGCAATGGCAAATGCGGCTGTGTCTGCCGTCAAAAAAGGTTGCCAACTCTACAAAGATATTAAAGGTGCTGCTGGGGACGTTAAAGGCGTCCTCAAGGATTTGGACGACCAGTTTCATAGTGCACACAAAGATAAACCTCCAACAGCTGAACAAAAGAAACAATTCATTGAAAAGAAAAATGAAATCATCGAACTCAATAAAAAGGGTGGTGAGACTGATGATGTGTATGCCGAAATTGGTGAAAAACTTGGTGAATTCTTTGATGCCTTCCATAAGTGTAAGACTGTTTTAGAGGAAGAAGAAAAACATTCAAAGACGCACATATACCAAGGTGATGCTAGTATTGGTAAACGTGCTCTACAACGTGTTCTAATGAAAAAGAAATTGGAACAAATGAGTGTTGACCTACGTGAGTTGGTTGTATATCAAAGTCCACCAGAACTTGGTGCTTTGTGGACAGATGTGAATAAGATGATGGAAGAACTTGGCAAAGAAGAAAAGATTCTTATTGCTAAGAGAATGAAGGCAGAAGCTATCGAAGCGGCCAGAAAAGCAAGATTTATGGCAACATTACGTGCTGATGCTTACATTGGTGGTTTTTTACTTGTCATTATCTTCTTTGTTGGTTGTATGTTTGCTCTCATTGCACATGATGCCGAGAAAAGATATCCCGGCCTTAAAGACCACACAAATCAATATGTGTTACAAGAGTTGCGCAAGAAAGAGGTTTTGGAATATATTGAAAAATCAAAGAAGACGACTTTTGAGAGCCCACCAGAAGAAGATTAGGATTCCAATTGAAGCTAACGCTAAAAATCCGAGAACGTATAAGAAAAATATTCCTACACTCTCTACACCTTCTAATAGTTCTATTATACTTTTTGTGAAACGCATTTGGTGATTGAAAAATATGTTTATGACAGCATCCATAAATATTCATTCATCAAAGCAAAAAGAGGTTGTAATTGTCTCGTCTATTATTTATTTTCTTAATATCACTAGCATTTTTCTGTAATTCAAAACCACTAACAGCCAAATCATGGGTAGTGGCAGACACTACTGGTAAAATTTATGATTCACAGAATATTGATGAAGTAAGACCAATTGCCAGTATCACCAAACTTCTAACCATCATTACTGTGTTAGATGCCAAACAAGACTTAACGGAAGTCCTGACACTCACTACAAAATTAAGAGATAAACTTCCTAGAAAGAACCAAAAGGTTACTAGGCGAGCTTTAATGGAGATGGCTTTAGTATCGTCAGATAATCGGGCTTCTTTAACTCTTTGTGAAAATTATCCAAATGGTTATAATGCTTGTATCTTAGCCATGAATAACAAAGCGAAACTCTTAGGTATGATAAACACTTCTGTAGTTGAACCTACCGGTTTAGATAAAGAGAATGTAAGTACCGCCAGAGATTTAATTTTATTGGCCAAAGAGGCAACAAATTATAAAGAAGTCACAGAGTTTAGTAAAGAATACCAAGTAAAAATATTAGTCAATGATAATTGGGTACCGTTTACAAACACAAACCCGCTAGTAGAGAAAAATCACAACATTGTGGTTAGTAAAACCGGTTGGACATTCCCTGCTGGCGGGTGTTTAATAATGACAATAAATGATAGAATAATTATTGTGTTAGGTAGTCGTAGTACAAAGACCAGAATACCAGAGGCAGAACAATTATTCCGTCAATATGATTAAGCGTTTGTTGCTGGAGTTTCTGTGGACTCAGGAGCAGTTACAACAGGCTCTGCAACAACTTCAGGTGTTGGAACAGGTGTTGGTTCAACAACAGCAACTGGCGTTTCTACAACAGGAGCTGGCGTTTCTACTACTGGAGTTTCTTCAACAACTGGTGCTACTGGTGCTGTTTCTACTGGAACGACTGGTGTTTCTACAACTGGCTCTGGAGTAGGTTCAACTACTGGTGCCGGTGTCTCAACAACTGGAGCTGGCACAACTTCAGGTACTACTACAGGTTCTGGTTGTGGATCTTGAGCGTGAACTAGATTACCATTATCATACACTTGAGCAGAATGTACATCTGGAGTGTTAGCAATAAATTCTTTAGCTTCTTCAACGGATTGAAATGAATGTGCAAAAGTCTTCAATACTCCGTCGATTAATTTGTGTAACTTAACGTGGTGGTGTGACATAATATTCCTTATAAAAATTGAGGTAGTTAAACCTATATTTAGGTTTTGGTTTATGTCAGGAGTGTGTAAAGATGGAGCGGTCCTTCGGAATTGCACCGAACTATTAGAGGGGAACTCTAACCTGTCCTAGACAGACCGCAAATTTGGAGCGGAATAACAGAATCGAACTGTTGACAGAAGATTGGAAATCTCCAGTTTTACCACTAAACTAATTCCGCATGGTATTTGGAGCGGGATATGAGAATCGAACTCATCACTGGACCTTGGCAAGGTTCTGTTTTACCAATAAACTAATCCCGCATTTGTTTGTATTGTATACTATATAGGCGCCTATGGCAAGTGGTGCCCCTGATCCGATTCGAACGGATATATTATACTCCTCTGTTTGAGAGAGGTGACTTTACCAATTTGTCCACAGGGGCCTGGTACGGATAGTGAGATTCGAACTCACAATTTTAAGGGTTTAAGCCTTTTGACTTTACCAATTTGTCCATATCCGTATAATAATGGTGCCCCAGGTCGGATTCGAACCGACACGCCACAATGGACACGGACTTCTAAGGACCGCAAGACTACCAATTCCATCACCGGGGCATTATTTTCTTTTACTATTTTTACCTGAATTTGTATCCGTTTGTGCATGACAATTTGGACAAATAATTCTCAGATTTTTTATTTCATTATTATAGTGGTTTCCATCTTTATGGTCAAGTTCTAATGGAACTTTTTGGCCCATCCATTCAGTAACACCACAAATTTCACATTCATGTTTTTTTATACCGTCACGAATTAATTTTAATCTTAACTTGTGAGCTGATACAAAAGAACCTTTGATATACTCCATAGCTGGAACATATCTTGTATTTACTTTTTTACCTTTTAGTCCCATGTTGCCTTTATATTCAACACCAAACTTGTTTAGGTAACTTTCTAACGTTTCAGGTTTACAACCTAATTGTTTACATATAAAAGATTTGGATTGATTTTCACCAATCCAATCTAATATTTCTAATTTTCTATCAATAATATCTTGTCTCATCTTATTCCTAAAAATAGTATACACTATATATTTAGTAAAAATAAGTATTACAATCTGGTGCAAACTGTAAGAATCGAACTTACTTCCATGGTTCTTCAAACCACCGCTATGACCACATCAGCTAAGTTTGCATTTGGTACCTCGTTGGAGAATCGAACTCCCGTATGCACCGTGTAAGGATGCCGTTCTACCATTAAACTACCGAGGCATTATCATATACACCAATTACGTGTTCAATACGTAAAGAGTATAAATCGTCTTTGATTTTTACAGCACCATTCCAATTGATTAATAATTCTTCATCAACTACAACCTCATCAACATCTGGACCTACAGCAACTACTTTTGCTCTATCTGGTTCTACTGATGATTGTAAAATGATACCTGAAGCGGTTTCTTTTACTGGTGTAATACGTTGAATGACTAACTTATCTTGTAATGGGGAATAAATCATAAAATATCCTTATTATAAAAATGGGCAGAAGTATGGGAATCGAACCCATGATATCGGAATCACAACCCGAGGTTTTACCACTAAACTAACAACTGCATAAATTAAACTACAGCTTCTTGCTCTGCTAGAATCCGTTTAAGACGGTCAGCACAGAATGAAGCAGCTGGTGCATTTGGTTTCACCATTGGTTCCATGTTACAGGTACCTTTGATATAACCAATAGCTTGTTGTACTACACAAGACGAACCGAACTCATCGGACTTGTTAAGGTCTA